TAGCGGTATGCCGAATGTTCTATTGCATCGGTGTAGAGCGCACGATAGCAGAAACAGGGTATTCCAAACGCAAGGTGTACGAGCGGAAACGGCGCGGAGAAGCGGCTATTGAGGGCTTTTTAAACGCCTGATTAAATTTCACCCCCCCTTTTTTTATGTCGTCCACTGCACACAGAACGACATTTGTTTACTTGTGTTTATTTCACACCCCCTTTTGTATTGTTTTTTGCACAAAAAAATGATACGGTGGCATTATGCTGACAAAACTGACTTTAAAGCCCGTATAAAGCGGGTTTTTTTATATCTTATGGATTTATATAACGACCTCCGGCATCAGTTGATCAGGCATGAGGGCTTAAAATTAATGCCCTACCGATGCTCGGCAGGCAAGCTCACAATAGGGATTGGCCGAAATTTAGAGGATAACGGCATCACTGAAGAAGAAGCCATGATGCTGCTCGATGCCGACATTAAAAATTGTGAAGCAGAACTAGACCGGGTGATGCCCTGGTGGAAGGAACAGCCCAGTGCAGTGCAACAAGTGTTACTAAATATGCTGTTTAATTTGGGCGCACCGACCTTAATGCAGTTCCGCAAATTTCAGACTTTTTTACAAACCAAAGAATACAAGCACGCAGCCGAAGAAATGCTGGATTCCAAATGGGCAGAGCAAGTGGGGTCTAGGGCAATCGAATTATCCGAAATGGTGAGGAATGCAAATGATAGCTAACTCAGTAATCGGGGTAGCAGGCAAGATCCTTGATAAGTTTGTTGAGGATAAAGACCTCAAAATGAAGCTCGAACATGAGTTAAAACGAGAGCTTCACGATGCGAACCTAGCCCAAATTGATGTAAATAAAGAACAAGCTAAGAATCCGAGTTTGTTTGTTTCAGGAGCTAGACCCGCAATTATGTGGATTTGTGCGTTAGGGCTTTTAATGTCGTTTTTTATCATGCCGTTGGCAGAATGGGCGACCGCAATATGGTATCCCGAAGTGAAATTGCCCGATTTAAATACAGGCGAATTAATGACATTGACCTTATCATTGCTCGGATTAGGCGGTTTACGCAGCTTTGAGAAATCAAAGGGTGTGGCAAGGGATAACCTGAAACAGTGAATAATTGGCTTCACGCAGCACGATTATATTTAACAGCCGCCGAAAGTGTCGAAATGACCGCGCATAAGCGCAGCAATCCTGACCAAAAACAAGCTGTTTTAAAGCGTAAACAAGCGTTAGAACGCAAGGGGTGGCTTCTTGATAGAGAAAACACAATCCTTAGTGGTAAGGCAAGAGAAGCCGCTAGTAGAAGTCAGACCTCCTGACAAACAACCCCAAAAAAAAGTGGAAAAACCAAGTCACCATCAAGTCGATGTGAGGGTATGAAATGCCAGTGCGAAAAGTAAAAGGCGGTTATCGATGGGGTTCAAAAGGCAAAGTATACAAGACTAGGAAGGAAGCTGAGAAACAAGCCAGAGCAGCGTATGCGAGTGGTTACAAAGGTAAAAAGAAATAATGGATTTAATCGCAATAATCTTTATCGGCATCATTCTTTATGCAGCATTAGACAAGTTTGGGGTGATTGACCGTTTTAAAAGCTAAGAAGAAGGCAAAGCTAAGAGCAATCTATAACTTTTGCCGTTCTATTAACCCACTAATTATGCTTATGGTTCTATTAACCCTGGTATGTGGGTATTTAATAGGCATTTTGGTGTATTGGGAAACATTTGATATTTAGGAAGAGTCATGGGTGAAATTATAGGCGAATTGGATCGAACAGTAGAGAAGTTACAGCATGAAAACACTTTGTTAATGAGGCGACTCGTAAGTGCAGAAAACGCTGAAATAATATGGCGTTTGCAAGAGACTTTAGATGAAAGCTGTAATGGTGGATTTAACGACCTAGAAGTTTTTGGCTGGGAAATTACAGATGTTATAAAAACAATGGAAAAATTGTTGGCGGGAAAAGATGCCGAAAAAATAAAACTCTCTCACCTAGACAAAAAGTATTGGGATAAGAACGTAAAAGAATCTAAGCAGTTAATGGAAGAATTAAAAGACCAGAATTATGTTAGCTACTGGGGCAAATAAATCCAAAAGCAATAGAAATACATTAATCTAATCAAAAAGTTAGATAATAAAAATAGACGCTATAAAGGGGCAGAGTATGCCGAATAATAACTTTGAGATAAAAGAAATAGATATTACTAAATTAATTCCATATGCAGGAAATGCCAGGACGCATTCGCCGGAGCAAATAAGTCAGATAGCAGGAAGTATTAAAGAATACGGGTTTACCAATCCCATTTTGATAGATGGCGAAAACGGTATTATCGCAGGGCATGGCCGATTAGAAGCAGCAAGAATATTAGACCTCAAAGTAGTGCCGACTATAGCTTTAAAGCATTTAACGACAGCGCAGAAAAAAGCGTACATTCTGGCAGATAACAAATTGGCATTAAATGCCGGATGGGATGTTGAAACGCTACAAGCAGAATTAGAAGGATTACAAGAACTTGATTTCGATTTAGGTTTAACCGGGTTCAATGAAATTGAATTAGCGGATTTGCTAGAACGCACTGATGGTTTAACCGATCCCGATGAAATACCTGAAAACGTAGAGCCTGTTGCCAAGTTAGGCGATGTGTGGCGTTTAGGGCGGCATATCTTAGTATGTGGCGATTGCACTAATGAAGGCGTTGTGTCGGCTTGTTTGAACGGAGTAACACCACATTTGATGGTGACTGATCCACCTTATGGCGTGGAATATGATGCAAACTGGAGAAATGAAGCGTTAAGAGGCAATGGCGAAACTATAGGTGGTAGGGCTGTTGGTAAAGTAAATAACGATGAGAGAGCAGATTGGAGAGAGGCATGGGCGTTGTTTCCCGGAGATGTGGCTTATGTTTGGCATGCGGGAAATAAAGCAAATGTGGTAGCTGATAGTTTAATAGCGTGTGATCTAGAAATAAGGGCGCAAATTATCTGGTCAAAAAATAACATTGTAATTGGAAGAGGCGATTATCACCGAAAGCACGAGCCATGTTGGTATGCGGTGAAAAAGAAAGCCACAGGACATTGGCAAGGTAGTCGCAAAGAAAACACAATCTGGAATATAGATAAACCTCGTAAAAGTGAAACAGGCCATTCTACACAAAAACCAGTAGAGTGCATGAAGCGTCCAATAGAAAATAATTCAAGTGCTGGGCAAGCGGTGTACGAACCATTTAGCGGTAGCGGCACGACTATTATAGCCGCAGAAATGTCAGGTCGAGCGTGTCACGCCATAGAGTTGAATCCACTATATGTCGACATTGCAATAAAGCGATGGGAAGATTTTACAGGGAGGAAGGCAGAGAATGCCAAACAACAACTTCGAGCCAACGGTAGAGCAGCGTAAAACCGTAGAGGCCATGACGGGCTACGGAATGACAGTAGATGACGTTTGTAAGGTCATAATCAACAAGCGTACCGGAGAGCCAATATCAAGGCAGACTTGTTATAAATACTTTAGGAACGAATTAGATACTGGGCATATTAAAGCAAACAGCAAGGTTGCGGAGTCGTTATACAAGCAAGCGGTGGAGAACCAGAATACTACGGCGGCTATCTGGTGGACTAAATCAAGAATGGGCTGGAAAGAGACGACTGCTTTAGAACATGGCGGTGAATTAAAAATATCGTGGGACGCAGTAGATGAAGCGTTGGAGAATATGATAGATGGCGAATAATATGCTGAACCTTGAACTACTGGCTAATCGTAGAGCCAGAAGGAACAGGAACAACGCTATTCGCGCAGGGCAAATGGGGACAATGATGAATCCCGGTACGATGAGTGCATTGCCTCCGACCATGACCATGCGTGCAGGAGAAGTGTTAACGGATTATCTCAGTGGTTTACGAAAGGTATTCCCAGAGGCCAATCCAATAGGCCAAGCGATAGAAGATTTTATGCTACAGCCTTCCGAGGAAATGGCAGCGCAAATGGTAGAAGGCCAACCTAATGTACCGTTTAATCGGCTACCAAATACGCCAAATATTGACCCCAGACTTCCAGAAGCATTGGGTTTAGCACCAGTAGGCGCAATAGCAAAAGCACCAGCGG